GGAGAGCAGGAAGTCTGCCAACCGCTCAACCTCAATTACAAGCTGAAAGGAGGCCCATTCTTGGGCACTCAAAGGAATATGAACAAGCCCAATTCGAGGGCTTACAGGCCGCAGTCAGCGGCTATTCGTGCCGCTCTGGTGGAGCTGCCGGCGGACGGTTGCACGCTGCCGGTCCCGGAGCTTCCGAAGTCGCGGGAGTGGAACGACGTAGAGCATGCCCGGTGGGTCGAGCTTTGGGAGTCGCCGCAAGCTACAGCCTGGGACGAAAGCTGCCGCGGAACCGTTGCCCTACTGGTCGCGTATGAAACCCGGCTGCTTAGTGGTGACGGCGGATCCGCATGGGTGGCGCAGGAATGCCGCTACGCCTCAGAGGCCCTTGGATTAACCCCTAAGGCCATGGCATCTCTCGGGTGGAGGATCGGCGATGGCAAGCAGTAGGAGGGCCGCTAGAGCCACTGCGGCGGCTCCAATAGTCGATGCAAAGAGCCCCCCTCGGACCAAGATGACTCTGCACGATTTTGACCTGTTCAAGGGGCATATCCAGTGGCTCGATAAGGTCCCTGTCTACGTCTACGAGTACCCGTCTGGACAGGTCCATGAGGGCGCAGATGCAGTCGCTTTTGTCCGTGATCTGAATGATCGCTGGCTCGCCCGAAAACACAACTCATAACTGAATAGCAGCACCCCAAGTAGCCCGCTCATGGCGGGCTTTTTTGTACCCAAAAACAGAAAGTGGTGAGTGTCATCGCTGATAGATCAATCAGCATTTCCCTTGAAGCCCGTGTTACAAATTTTGTCTCGGGCATGCGCACGGCGCAGCAGGCGACCGACGATTTCGCTAACCGGACCGCGTCGTTTGCTCGTGAGAATGAGCAGCATTTCGACCGCGTTGGCAAGGCGTCCATGATCTTTGGCGGCGCCATCCTGGCTGGTGTCGGTATCGCGGTGAAGTCGTTCATGGAGTTTGATTCGGCGATGTCTGAGGTTCAGGCGTCCACGCATGAGACTTCGGCGAACATGGACCTTCTGCGTGAGGCGGCGATCAACGCCGGCGCCGACACTGCATTCTCCGCGAAGGAGGCAGCGCAGGGTATCGATGAGTTGGCGAAGGCTGGCGTTTCCACGAAGGACATTCTGGGCGGTGGGCTGACGGGCGCACTGTCGCTTGCGGCTGCTGGCTCGCTAGGTGTTGGTGAGGCTGCGGAGATTGCGGCTACTGCCCTCACCCAGTTCAAACTGTCTGGCGATAAGGTCCCTCACCTCGCAGACCTTTTGGCGGCTGGTGCTGGCAAGGCTCAGGGTTCGGTCCAGGATATGGGCATGGCGCTGAAGCAGGCGGGTCTTGTTGCCGCGTCTACCGGGCTGAGCATCGAGGAAACCACGGGCGGGCTCGCGGCGTTCGCTTCCGCTGGGCTGATCGGTTCGGATGCTGGTACGTCGTTCAAGTCGATGTTGCAGCGCCTGACGCCACAGTCCGCAGAGGCGCAAGCCAAGATGGATGAACTTGGCATTAGCGCCTATGACGCCCAGGGTAAGTTCGTTGGCCTCGCTAAATTCTCCGAGAACCTGAAGACCGCCTTTGCGGGCCAGAGTGATGAGGCACGCAACGCGGCAATGGGCGTCATCTTCGGATCCGACGCTGTCCGAGCCGCCAATGTGCTGTACGAACAGGGCGCTCAGGGCATCTCGGACTGGACCGACAAGGTCAACGACGCGGGCTATGCGGCGGTTACTGCTTCTATCAAGCAGGATAACCTCGCCGGCGATCTGGAGAAGTTGGGCGGCTCGTTCGATTCATTGCTTATCAAGAGTGGCGGCGGGCTCGCCGAGTCTTTGCGCGGGCTTGTACAGGGCGCTGAGGACCTTGTTGATGCGTTCGGTAAGATCCCAGCGCCGGTCCTGAACGCTGGCGCCGGTATTGCCGGTATCGCCGGTAGCGCGCTCCTCGTTGGCGGGGCTGTCATGTCCGCACTGCCAAAGTTGATGGAGTTCCGCGGTTCGATGTCTGCCCTTGCGGAGGCGTCACCCCGCGCCGCCGGGGGCATCAACAGGGTTGCGAAAGCCGCCGGCCTTGCTGCTGTCGCACTAGTTGGCCTGGAGATCTTCAATGCTGTCGCGTATGACAAGCGGGTCCACTCGACTGAGGAAATTGGCAACGCCATCCTACGGCTCAACAAGGCGGCTTCAGGTGAGGGTATCTCGGCGCTTGACGGTCAACTAAGCGACTTCGGAAACTTTGCTGGCAAGCGCATTGCGCCCGACATCAACTCGGCTGCTGATGCTATCGCGCGGATTACGCACCCGCAGGATAGTGACGGCATAAACCGCTGGGCCGACAAGGCCTTTGGGTGGACTGGGTTGGCGAAGTCCAACACGACGCAAGTTGATGAGGCGCTGGGCAAGGTCGGCGACGAACTCGGCAACCTCGTAAAGAACGGCGGGGCGGATGCTGCTGCGAAGTCCTTTAGTAAACTCTCCGACGAGTTCATTAAGAATGGATCGTCGGCGCAGGATGCTTTGGACCATGTGCCCGGCTATAAGGACGCACTGCTTGGCCTCGCCACTCAGGCCGGCGTGGTCCTAGAGGGTCAGGACCTTCTTGACTTCGCCATGGGCAAGGTTCCGGCATCAATGCAGGGCGCTGCGACGGCCACGGAGACGTACACGACCGCCGCCGGGCAGGCTGCCCCGGTGACCGAGCAGATGGCCAAGGATCTTGAGGCTGTTGGGCTTAGCGCCGAGGGTGCCGTCACTGACATTGACGCCTTCGCCCAGTCGCTATTCGCGGCGGGGCTCCTGTCGCTGTCCTCGTCTGACGCGTCTATCGCCTATCAGGATTCCATCGACAAGATGACTGCCTCCGTGAAGGAGAATGGCACGACCCTCGACATCAACACTGAAAAGGGCCGCGCTAACCAGTCCGCTTTCAATGGCATCGCACAGGCGGCCATCACTTCCGCCGAGGCCCACGCTAAGGAAACCTTCGCATCCAAGGGATCCGCAGCAGCGCAGGGCGAGTTGCAAGGCGCGCTTGGTCAGAGCTACAAGGACCTGATCACGGCTGCCGGGCAGCTCGGCATTACTGGTGACGCTGCGGACACTATGGCGCGCAAGGCGCTTGGCATCCCTAAGAAAATCCCCATCGATACATGGGTTAAGGATCAGGCGTCAGGCACACTCGACGCGATCAGGGGCAAGGCTGATGCGTTAAACGGCAAGAGCATCAACCTTTACACGAACATCCACGAGACGACCTTCCTGAACACGGTCCGGTCGGACTCGGTTTCAAATGGGCGCGGCACCGCAGACAAGCGGGCAGCGGCATACGCTACGGGTGGGCGCGTGTACGGTCCTGGGACGACAACGTCTGACTCTATCGACGCGCGACTGTCCAAGGATGAGTACGTGCTCACTGCTGCCGCCGCCCGGAAGGTCGGGTACGCGCAGTTGGACGCGTGGAACGGCGGCGACACTCAGCCGCTTAAAGCTGGCACGCAGTACGCGCCGGCTAGCGCCCCCGCTCGCCAGGCGATTACCGCCAGTGGGCCATCCGGCGACACCATCGTCTACGTCACCAACCCATTCACGGGCGAGGAAGTACGCGGCATAGTCCGCAGCGTTTCGACAGGTGTGGCCGAGGGTGCAATTTCTGCGGCTGACCGTCAGTCCGCATATGCGCGTCCTGGGAGGCGCTGAAACCAACACCGGGACCTCTGCGCCCTTGTGCCCTGAAATAAGGAAGCCCCCGTCAGCTAACGACGCTGACGGGGGCTTCCCTTGCGTGGCTGTCTAATCGTCAGTCTCCCCGGCCGGCACGAGGAAGCCGTAGGCCTCATCATCAGCCTCCTGCTGCTCCAAGTCTTGCCATTTGGGCTTCATCTTGGTCCAGGATTCGGGGGCAGACATGGGAGTTTTCTTATCATCGGATTCCATGCCCGAAGCCTACACAACGCACCGTTGCCCGCTGCTTAAGCGTTAGTTAAGGTAGAGCTTCCATGCATCAAGCTCTGTCTTGAGATCAGTCATCGCCATGTCAAGCAGAAGCGTCTTGTTTTGGCACGCGTAGTCAGTAGGACAATTGGCTGCGCGCCATTCTTTCGCGGCTGCCACTGCATCTTCCGAAGCGGTGACGGTCGTGCCGATGATCTTAGTCATCTCGCTTGGAGGTGTGCCGATATAGGACGGCGACTTGGGTTGCTGCGCGCCTTCTAAGCTGAGGCTGACAATGTTGGCCACGGATTCGGCTCGCATAGCAATGGTGAAACACAACGGATCCCCCTGGGCGACCGAGCCGGCTGAACAAGAGTTCTGAGTCCAGTCATCGACGTACTTATCAACGTCAGCCTGAACCTTGAGCGCTACGCGTCCATAGTCAGCCTTGCTGGCGGAAGGAGCGCTCGACGTTGGGCTTACGGTTGCGGCTTGTGATGACGCCGCTGGCGACGGGCTATCCGAGATGCTGCACCCGGATAGTAGGACCGCGGCAAGAGCAAGTCCACCAATAAGCTTTTTCATGTTTCCCCCATAGAAGTAGTGTCTGACCCAAACACTAGCGTTCTATCCGTGGCGAAGATCGATGTTGAAGCGGTGGGCGCGATGCTGAGACCGCGGGGCAGATACATTAGCGGCATGGCATCGTTCACGCTCGACGGCGAAACGTACGAGTACCTGAAACCGGATCCCGGACACCCGCCGGATGAAACCAAGTCGTGGGAGTACGGGAACTATCCCAAAGTGCTAGCAACCCTGCCCCTAGCTAACGGCGGAACAGTACGTGTCTACGCCGCCGCGGAACGCTGGAACCCCTCCTACGTCCTTGTGGGATGGGCGGATGAAGCGCGGCACGGGCATTGGGCTTGGATCCCCGCCGGCAATGTGGAGCGCGTGACCGATTCCGAATGGGACATCGAGGAATACCGGCGCTGCCCGGAACATCTCCGCGCCATCAGGTGGGGAAACCGACTGCCCGGGTTCCTGCCAGCCTAGGCGAACGGGTGCCATTGACTTCATTGTCTCCGCGGTCCTACGTTGGAACGGTTCTGCTGGCTGTCCCAACCAAGCGTCCCTACCGAGCCTGGTTGCACTGCCCAAGCCGCCGGCAGAACGGTCTACCGGATCGCCCCCGCATCATTCCTTATGGACCGGTGCGGGGGCGTTTTGGTGTTTGCCGTCCCGCAGTCTCTCGTCTTCCTAGATGCAGTGACTCACAGCGACTCGTACTCCTCATGACGCTACCGATAGCATCGGCGGATGACTGACGCACCAAAGACGAGTCCCTTTGATGAACGCTTCATGACAGTAAAAGAGCTTGCGGACATGCTCGGCATCTCAGCCACGACGGTCTACGGCAGCTTGTGGAAGTGGCCCCATTTGAGGACAACCGCCGGCGGGATCATCCGGTTCCGTGAAGCCCATGTAGAGGAAATCCTCGAAAGCCTAACGGTGCGCCCTAAGCCTCCAAACGTCCGACCCAACGTCGGCACCCAGGCGTCCCGCCGGCGGCACCGGACGCTGTAGAGCAGGAACCCGCCGGCCATCACGCCTGCCCGCATTTCCTGCCCTCGTAGGCCGGACCATGACTATATGGACCCTGCGCCCCATTGCACCTGCTCTTGCCACTGATCAGCCGACGGCGCCGGGAGAGATTCGTACCGCGCAGCCATCGCCGGGCACTTCAAGCACGACGGGCACCCAACCACCGCAGCCTCAACGTCGGTCAGTACTGCGGCCCGGTCCATCAACACTCTCTTAGTGACCAGAAGATCCTTGGCCGCTAGAGAGAGCTTCCCGGGGCCGCTGCAAATGCCCGACATGGCCTTCAAAGGCAGGAGCCGGCGCGAGGTTTCATAACGGACGCTCATTTCGCGAGACTCCAGTTGCCTGGAACCCTCGCCGCGCTCTATGTGAACAAGTTCGTGAACGATGGCGCACTTCCGCTGAACCTCATTCAACCTGTCGTCATACCAGATGTCCGTGCCGTCGGTGCAGGCGTGCATCCCCTCGGCAAGCCGGACAGGATTAGCTTTCGGCAGGCTCGCGCCGCCACCTTTGAGACCCAAGTGATTTCCCCCGATAAGTTTTGAAGCATTCCGCGGAGACCAGTCCGTTGCGGGATGCTGTGATCGTAGGCTACCCGCACACAACCTCTGTGGTTGTAGTGCAGCTACGTGTGAGAAACCTATATCGAATCTTTTCCCCGGTCAACATTCCATTTAGGTTTCTTACCCCGTAGCCTCGAAGCATGACTTCAAAAGTGCAGGCTTGCGGCATCTACGCCCGCATCTCATCCGACGATGGAACCGCTCTAGGCGTCGGGAGGCAGATCGAAGACTGCACGCGCGAAGCCGAGCGCCGCGGATGGCCCTTGTCTGAGGTGTTCACTGACAATGACGTGAGCGCCACTAAGGCCAAGCGCAGGCCCGAATATGAGCGCCTGCTGTCCGCCATCGAATCGGGCACCATTGACGCCCTCGTTGTGTATGACGTGGACAGACTTACGCGTACGCCCGCTGAGCTGGAACGCTTCATAGACCTAGCTGACAGGCATCACACGGCACTGGCGTCCGTGGGCGGGGAAGTGGACTTAGCAACGCCTCAGGGGCGCCTAACGGCACGTATTAAGGGCAGCGTGGCCCGGCATGAGGTTGAACAGATGTCCCGGCGCCTCAAGCGCAAGTTTCAGGAGAATGCCAAAGAGGGTAAGGCGCACGGCGTAACCCCGTTCGGGTACCGGCGCGAACGGGTGCAGGATGAGAACGGGCGGGATGCGGGCTACCGGGAGGTCATCGTTCCGGCGGAGGCTGACGCCATCCGAGAGCTTTACGGAATGGTCATTGCTGGTGCATCGTTGCGCAGCCTGGCCGCGTACCTAAATGACAAGGGATTCAAGACGGGACGCGGCAACGACTTCGCCGGAAATGTGGTGGGCAACATGCTGCGTAAGCCTAGATACGCGGGCCACCGGACACATGAGAAGAAGATTGTCAGCGTGGGGGAGTGGGATCCCATCATCAGCCAGGAAACTTACGATCAGGCAATGGCTGTCCTCACAGCACCGGGCCGGCGGCACTCCCGCGGCTTGGAACCCAAGCATTTGCTCTCCGGCATTGCCCTCTGCGGTCGCGAGGGTTGCGGGACCCCGATGCGTCCGAACATCCACAAGCCACGAGCCGACGGCAAACACCGCAAGCCGTCCTACATCTGCCCTGGCTGCATGAAGGTCACGCGTCAGATGGAACCGGTGGACGAAGTGGTGAATATCTACATGGTGGAGCGGCTCTCCATGCCTGACGTGGTCGCGGTCTCCGCCGCCAAGCCCGACGCGCTGAGAGCCGCTCTGACAGCCCGCGATGCTGTCCTGGCACGCATGGACACTGTGGCCGATAGCTTCGCTCAGGGGGACGTTACAGCCCGCCAATTCGCCCGAATCAATGAGCAGCTAAGGGTACAGCTCGACACTTCAGAGCGGGATGTCATCAGGCTCCAGCCCAGCAGGATCCTTGACGGCATGACCGGACCTGGCGCGGCGGCAGCTTGGTCCGGAGCGTCAATCGAGCAGCGGCGCGGGATAATCCGAGAAATGGTGACAGTAACGATACGCCCGAGCGGGCCAGGCGTTAGGTTCTCGCCGGACCATGTCGAAATCAAGTCCAACATTTAGGCTCCGTATCCCAAATTAGGGCAAAAAAACGAAGATCCCGCTTGACAATTTTATGACAAGAGTCCGGATCAAATTTTCCCGCTAACGCTGGTGCCAGGGCGGCCTGTCATGTAATTGACAAAGTTTCCAGGCCTGATTTCCGGTCTGCGACACTCGCATCATACCCCCGAGGGTATGGGATTCCAGATTGTCCCGTGGGAGATTTAAGTTGAGGAAGAAGCAGTTCCTCACGCATCCATTGAGCCGGAGCGCCCCGCAGGCGCCTCGGCTTTTTTTGCGCCCACTCGGCCCTCCACAGGGCTGTGCACAGGTCCCCGCAATAACCCACACGCTATCCACAGGGGCATGTAACCCGGGGATGGGAGAAACACTCACCCTGGAGCTACCGTGGTTGCATACCGTAAATACAAAAACGACTGACCCGCTCATCCGCCAAGATTCCGCAGGTCAGTCACCAGAACCAGCCTCTATCAAAAGGAAGTTCCTCATGGAGACTAGCACGATCACTGTTATACAAGCACGCCCAAAACCGGACCTAGTCTCGTATAAGGACGCAGCAGCCTATCTGGCCTGCACCGTCGCGACCGTGCAGCGGTACGTCCGGAAGGGCAAACTTACCGGCTACCGGATCGGCGTCAAAATGCGCCGCGTTGACCTTGACGAAGTCGCCGCTCTCATCAGGGTTGCGGCATGACCCCGGAGCAGATTGAAGCGCTCCGCATGAAGGCCCGCGCAGAAGTCGCCTGCTGGCCGGCGCTTACCCCGCAACTCGCAGCACGGGTTACTGCCATCTTCCAGCAGGTGAACTCCTGATGATGAACCGAGGCCGCAAGACCGCTGACCGATACACGGGCCCCCTCCTAACCACGGACCAGTGGAATTCACTGGAAATGAGGCGCTGGATCCTTGAGCACGAAACCCCCGGAAAGTTCGGAACCTTCGGCGACAAGGTGACTAGATGAGGGACGCCGAGCCGCCGGAAGACTATTGGGAGGCGCGGCAGGATGAGGAAGCCGGAACCGCCCACGAATACACGCCGCCGTCCTGGAAGCCGCTAGACCTCACCGCGTACCTGAATGGGACCCACAAGGCCCTACAGCCGTCCCTGATGACCCGTACAGACGGGCAATGCTTGCTCTACGCGGGCATGGTCCATGCCTTCAATGGCGAATCAGAATCCTGCAAAAGCATGATGGCCCAGTACGAAACAGTGCGGCAGATCCAGGCCGGGCACAACTGCATGTACATCGACTTTGAGTCAGACGCTGCATCAGTCACAAGCCGGCTCCTGATGATGGGCGCCAGTCCGGACAACATCCGGAACAACCTGGATTACATCAGGCCCGACGTGGACCCGGTGACGTTTGCCGATGAGGATGCCGAATGGCGCCAGATCCTGCAAAACAAGTACGCGCTAGTGGTTATTGATGGTGTCACAGAAGCTTTCGCAGTCTTCGGTGTGAAGTCCATTGACAACGATGAAGTGACCGCCTGGGGCCGCAGGGTTCCTCGCAAGATCGCGGCAAAGACGGGTGCCGCTGTCGTGGTTGTGGATCATGTCACGAAGTCGTCAGAGGGGCGCGGGCGGTTCGCTATCGGTGCCCAGGCGAAGATGTCCTATCTGACTGGCGCCGCTTACATGGTTGAAATCATCAGCCCGGTGGGCGTGGGGATGATCGGCAAGGTTGCCCTGAGGGTCGGTAAGGACCGCCCCGGGCAGGTCCGGCCAATGTCTGGCGAGTGGCGCAAGGGTGACCGAACTCAGGAGACCGCCATTGTCACGGTGGATTCAACGGTTGCCAACCGGATTCATTTCACGGTGGAGCCGCCCCGGAAATCGACTGACGGCAATGGCCTACCCGTGGACCTCATGGAAGCAATCTCCCGATGTATCGAAGATTGCCCGACTCCGCCCAGCTTCCGAAAGATCAACCAGCTAGTTTCCGGCAAGGACGAGAGTAAGCGTGCCGCGATATCTCTCCTCGAAGCGGACGGCTTTATCAGCATCATTCCCGGCGCTCGAAACGCTCACGAACACCACTCCCTGAAACCGTTCAGAGCTTCCCCAGAGCCCGAACTGTTAGCCGCCTGAGTGTGAGTGTGTCCCGTTCTAAAGAACAGAACGGGGACACACACACTCAAACACTTCCCAGTGTGTCGGGACACGGTCGGGACACGGTCGGACACGGTCACACGCTCGGGAAACCAAGAACTTTCTTCCTAAAGGATCCCCCATGAAAACTCTTTGCGAACCGGAAGCTGCATGAAGCTCACCAGGGACGACCTGCTCAAACTCTGCGAAATCTACAAATCAAAGGCGCTCGAAGAACACGAGCTCTACCGCAAGTGGCGGGACCGGGCACTTGATGCTGAGGCCCGTCTAGCCACCCACGAGGCAGGGAACGCTCATGAATGAGGCTCAGATGCTCCAACGCCTCGCCGACCTCCACAGGGAGCTTGTACGGCTCCACGCAGAGATCGGGGAACTGCTGTGACGGACGCCGACCGCATCGAGTTTCTGACGAATCAGCTCCGCTACTACCGAGAGCTGAGCATCCGCCTCAATCAGCAAGTCCAGAGCTACAAGAATGTGCCCGAGGCGCACTTTGGCAAAGGCTTGCACGCCGACCCGGTCGGAAATCTCGTCGCCCACCGTATAGACAACCAACGCAAGAAAAGGAACTGAAGCAATGGCCTATGACTTCCCAAGCCGTGTCGTCGAACAGTGGGACTTTGCCAGCCAGGCAGCAATCTGGCGGGAACGCGCACTGCATCAAGCCCAGCGTGCCGAATTCTTCCGCAAGCTCTCCGAAGCCGAACGCAACGGCGCCACCATCAAGCCCTCGGCTAAGGAGCCTGCACTGTGACTGACCCCGCACTCAATGACAGCCGTGTTACCGACAGCGTCCCCCTGGAAATCCTTGCTTTCCTCGAAGCGAACCAGCCCGACCCTGACACTACGCCGGACTTCCAGATAGGTCATTGGATGGGCGTAACCGCCGCCGTATGCCAAGAACTAGCCCACGCCCGGCAGCGTATTCGCGAGCTGGAGGCCGACGCATGATCGAAGGTTGGCCCTCCACCAAAGGACCACTCCGAGCCCTTGTCGCGCTTGGCAACTTGCCAGCGGGCAGCGTGCCCCACTGGCTTAACGAACCTACCTACGAGATCGACAGCGGACGCGTCGGCTACAAGTGCCGCACGCACCGCGGACTCAGCCCGGAAACCATCCTCGACCTAGCGGCGCTAATCGTTGAGGGCTACCAGGTTTACGTCAACCCCCGCGGCAGATACGCCCGCATTACCATCCTTGAAGGACCCACGGACGGCGGTTCGAATGTTCAACCCTTTTAGGAGCTATCCGGGCTATCACTCGAAGAACATGGAGGGCTCGCGGACGACGTACGCCAGGGCCGGGATCTTCGAGACACCAGAGGGCACGGAGGAGCCCGCCGTCGTCATCTTCCGGGACAAGTTCTGCATGGGAATCCTCACGGCGGACGACGCCACCAGGCTCTCAAACGAACTCATCGACGCCATCGAAAGGCCCGCCTGCTAATGGCCAACATCCCAAGGCCCCCAGAAGCCTACATTCACGGAGTGACGGCACCCATCGTGATTCTGCCCGCAAGGGTAGCGGCCTGGTTGGAACGGCACGCCGGCCTAAACGACCTCCGGATCCGCGCCCGCGGCAACGACCCGGAAGTGGACAGCGTCCTGCAAGCCCTGCACCGCGCATCTCTCCACTGGCGGACTACCGCCACCGGAAGCAGTCAAGCGCCAGCACCGGAAGAACCCGCACAATCAAAGTATTACAGCACCACAGAAGCCGCCGAACGCCTCGGCATCACTGACAGAGGTGTTCGGCTGGCAATAGCCGAACACCGGCTCCCAGCCATAAGCATCAACGGCAGATGGCGCATCACCCCCGAAGACATTGCACATTTCAACGCCGCCAAAGCGGCATAGGAGAGCATCATGGCTACCCTTTTCAAAGGCCCCGAAACCCAGCACGGCAGGGCAGCATCCGAAGCCCGGAGTGCATCCCGTCAGCGTACCGACGCCATCCGCGCTGACAAGCGCCTCACACCCGAAGCCAAGCGTGCAGCAATCGCCCGCGAATACCTCCAGACCAAGCAGGAAGTCCAGGCGCTCAAGGCCGCGGAGTCCACTCAGCGGGCATCGCGCCGGAGCGAACTCACCAAGAGCCTTTTCGGCCTCGAAGGTTTCACCACTGCCCAAGACGCCATCTCCTACCGCGACGCACAGGACCGGGCCGACAGCATCCCCGCCAATGGCGAGGAGAAGGCCCTCACACTGCTCAAAAGGGCGGAACTGTCCGGAGACAGCATCCTCACAAAAGCGCTCATCAACAGGGCGCTGGAAGCCGGCTGGGTCAACGTCGCCAACAGCTACATCGAAGCCAACCCCTACCAAGGCCGGCACCTCGAAGAACTTTGGGCCTTGCAGGAACCGGCACCGATGAGTGCCGCCGCCCTCCAAGCCCAGATCGTTGAGGAAGCCACGTTCGAGGTCCCCAAGCCGGACGAAATCAGCTCCTACGCCTCAGATGCTCCGATTGAAGCTATCGCCAAGTCGGACGGCTGAAGTTCGGGCCAACCCGCCGCTCGACAGTGAATGCCCCCGCGGAACAATAATCAGCCGCGGGGGCATCCGTTAGGAACGTGGGGCCTAAACCATTCGATTACTCCGAATCGCCCTTGGCCTGACGTTCGCGAATGTTCTTCGCGATCTCGTCAATCTTTTCCTTCACGATCTTCCCGGCTTCCGAAAGGCTCTTTTCCGCGCTGCTCAGCGGATCCGCCTGCAAATAGACGTTCTGACCGATGGGCAGATCGTACTCATCCTTCAAATGGGTGCCGCCAGCGACCCCAAGGAGAGCTAGATATACCTGCGCCTCAGTCTTCGCGATGCCCGCGATGGTACCAAATACGACAGTGAATTCGTTGGACTGAAAGCTAACCGTCTGGCCCACGTGACGACGATCAAGCTCTCCCGCCGGGAGCGCCCTCTCAGACTGACTTCCGATGTAGTTCATTGACTGCTCCTTCTAACCGAGGACACGTACCGCAGCAGTCTACGGCCCGCTACCTTTCGGCGTGCTGATCACTGCCAGGAAGCGTCGCCGCTCTAGAACTTGAAACGCAGCACCAACCAAGTAGCCCGCTCATGGCGGGCTTTTTTGTACCCAAAAACAGAAGGATCCACATGTCCGAAGGAACCACATACCCAATAACCGAAGTTGCGGGCCTGGTCGAAGACCCCGATAACCCTCAATTCTTCCTAATGGCGGAACCCGCAGCGCTCACCGAAGACCCCGACTACCCCCAGTTCTACCTGATTGGATCCTGACCCATGCCCCGCAGACTCATATCCGTTGATGACTCTTTCAACGTCCCTGACACCGTCAACATCCGCGACGTAAACCTTCCCGCCGGGTCCAAAGCCGCAGCCATCGCAGCAAAGCTCGACGGCTCCGAGAAGGGCGCCGCGTCTGGTGTCGCCCCGCTCGGTCCCGACACCAAGGTGCCGGACGCGAGCCTGCCCGACCGGCTTGGGGCACCAGCACTTAATGCCGCCTACGCCCGCGTGGTGTCGCTGTCTACGAACCCCGCAGACGCCGCCGCAAACACCACGAAGCTGAACGCCGCGCTGACCTCACTGGGCGAAGTCATCGTGCAGACCCCTGACGGTACTACCGCGTGGATCAACGACACAGCAGTAGTCAGTTCCTACGTAACCGTACGGCTCAATTGTGAAGTGAAGCTCGTTGCCGGAACAGCCAAGCCACTGTTCAGAAACAAATCAGCGCACACTGTCGGTTCTGCCGTGACCTCATTCACCGGCCCCACCTGGGACCCGCAGAACGTGCTGATCTTTGGCACCATCACGGTCCCGTCGCACACGCTCGCCGTCGATGATTGGGTCGCCGTGCAGGGCGCGACGGCGTCCGGCTACAACGGTGTCTTCCGGGTCACGGCGACGACCTCAACGACCCTGACTGTTATTCTTCCCTTCGCACCCACCGTCGCCACCGCAACGGGGACGATGAAATTCTTCAAGGCTGACCGGAACATCAAGATCGTCGGCGGAACGCTGAATCAGGTCGGCACCTCCCAGGCGTCCAACTCGACCGACTACCTGAACTGCACGACGAACTGGCACGGCGTCAAGGGCCTGACCCTGGAAGGCGTCACGGTTCACGACAGCCGCCGCTACGCCTTCCATATCGGGCTCTGCTCCAACGTCAGAACCAAAAACCTCCGGGTCGAAAACACGATCAGCGGCTCCGACGGCGTCCACCTCGGCGGCGCAGTCTTCGATGCCGTGATCGACGGAACCACCGGCTACACCGGCGATGACTTTATTTCGATGACCATCGGCGACTACCCCGAAATCCAGATCACCCGCGGCGACTTCCATGACATCAACATCACCAACAGCACCTGCGAATACACCGATCATGAACTCGTCAAGATGACAGGGTCGGCCCCGTTCTTCCACAAGAGCGTAACCATTGACGGTCTGCATGGAATCACCAAGATTTTCGCCGTTCAGGTCTATGACGACGTTGTCACCGGCGGGCTGGTCGGCACGTCGGGCGGTACGCTCCGCATCCGAAACGTCGACGCCTACTGCCAGAACGTGCTTTACATGAACGTGACTGGCACCTTCGACCATGTCGACATTGATGGTGTGAACTTTGATCGGGTCAAGGGCAACAACCCCGCGGTTGCGTTCATCACCGGGGCAAGCTCGATTCGCCTGCTCACCGTCAAGCGGGTCAAAAAGATCAGCAACACAATTCCCGGCGCCGCCCTCATCTACCTGCCGTCCGCGATGACACAAATTATCAAGACGGCAGTCATTACCGAGTGCGACGTTCAGGCAGGAAACCCGTTCTATGCCGTGAACCACGCGGGCGGAACTCTCGGGCACCTGTCCGTCAGCAAGTCCACGTTCGTCGGCGGCTTCGGGATCTACTCAGCCGGGACAGGCGCGACGGATGGTTCTGTGGTGGTCCTCGGCGATCTGATGGTGGACAGCATGAATCAGATCGTTGACGTCGCCCGGTCCGTAACCCTGATTATCGCCCCGGGCGTGTACGTTACAACCAACTGGAACGCAAGCAACATCACGCAGTCAGGGTCGGGTAAGAAGCTGACGCTGGTCGGCGGGCCGATTCTCCCGTTCAAGGCGAAGAACAACCTGGCGGTCTCGGGCGGCGGGCTTGCTGAAGTTCAGGGAGAGTTCGCGATCACCGGAGCGAACGTGACCAGCCCGGTCGCTGGCTCGCGGTTTTACAACACGGACGCGGCCTGGGCGTCCGGTTCGGGAACGGACAAGTCCGGGATGTACGCCTACAACGGCACCGCCTGGCAGAAGCTCTACGGCCCGGCCTAAAGGGCTAGTCTCGACCGGTTAAGTGCCCTAACTGAGGACCCTGCCCGCTTGCGACTTGCAGGGTGCCAGCTGTGCCCGTAGCTAGATAACCACGGCTACGGGCACAGCGAGGCTGGGACTGCCAGTCCGAGCGAAGGGAGACCGTTTACTTACTCAGCGGGCGAAGTTAGTGCAGGTTTGCGGAGCTGGTGACAAATCGAAGCAGGTAACTTTCAAAGCCGCCGTTGTAGTTCGGCTGAAAGCCGGGAAATCCACCGGGCCCACTTTAAGCTCTCCTGTCAAACCCACCAAAGGACTAGGCATCGTCCTACCCACCAAAATAACCGCAGCCTGCATTTCCGCACTTCCAAAAACAAATATGTCATTGATTGCGTCTTGAAGGTCATGGCGAGCGGTCTGCATATCCGCTTTCGAATATTGGCAGGCTTCGGACTTCTGCACCTCGCACTTTTGGCGTATCTCAACGCGGGTAGCGTACGCCTGGACAGCATCGTTGTACGCGTCATAGTACGGCTGTCTCTTTTCTCGAAGGAGCCGATCCTGATCACGTTCGAACTGCGCGGCCTGCGATTCCTGCTGCGCAGCAATACCGAGGTTGGACGTGTAAGCGGTGACGCCTCCACCTATGAGAGCGCCTAGTAAACCGAATATTGCCGGAACGAGGACCGATCCCCGGGCACTCCTAGGACCAGGCTGGCTACCGATATTGCTCACCGTCTTGCATTGGGGCCCCTTCGCTTGTCACTTCTCCGGCAGCGATCCGCTCAGCAGTACCCCGGTACGCCTGCTCGATGTAGTCCTCAAGGTCAGCGGCAGCTACACGCCACAGCCCCTTGCCGCCAATCTGGATCCCACGCAGATCGCCAGTCTTCAACAGGGCACGCACCATCGGCAGACCCACGTTCAACTCCTCAGCTACCTGCTCAATCGTCAAGAACCTCGGCTGCTTTAGTCGCTCAATCTCACTCACTCGACAACCATAACCATGACGTGCCGCTCGACCCCCACCCCGGCACCCCGCGCATCCAGCAGGGGAATCACACCCCTGGTGAGGGGATTCGCTGTTCGCGGACCTGAAATGTCCTTGCACACCCCCACGGGAGGGGGGCTAAGGCGCACCCCATCCAGAC